CGGCTATAGTGAAAACGTCATCCACAACTGGCGTGGGTTTGAGGGTCGAAGGTAATTGGTCAATCACTACACTTACGGCTCTTTTCGTTATTGGTCGTCATGAGTTGGTTACAGTCGTTTCAACCACTTGCATTTTTGACAAATCCGACTTCGATCCACTCCGAGGTATGACGCCCCCTTCTATTTTTGCCTTCAGCCAGGCGTCGAACTCTTCCACCGGGATCCGCACAAGCCGCGGATTGAAGCGAATTACTGGGCAGCCGGCACGCATCCATTGCTTCACGACTGTGCGCGAGACGGAGGACCGTTCCGCAATGTCGTCGATGGTCAGGAGGGTTTTATTCATCATTCCCATCCCTCCGCATCGTTCCAGCATTGCTTGCTGCAATATTCCTTGTAGCAGGCTTGCCAGTGGAGAGTCGGCAGTCCGCCCCAGTACCAGCAGCTACAAGCACAGCACGGCTGAAGCGGAAACCAACACAAATACCTTCGCCACCAATAACGCCAACCTGTAACCATAATGGCCGGGGCGTGAGTCGAACACGCGGGAGTCGCCGCTACCCGGCTACCAAACTAGTCCATGAATGAGGAACTGGACTGCGGCGTGATCTTTGCTTCCAACTGCTCGATTTCTACGATCTCGGCTTTCTCTTCGGGTGTCATTGCGACTCCTTTCTACGCGGTCTTCCGCTTCCCATTGCCATTGCTGACGGCCATTGAAGAAAAGAACTTAGCGGCTGTGGTTTCGTAGGCAGTCAATAGCAATAGAAACGTGTCCAGAGTTGGCGAATTGAGCCCCTTCTCTAGTCGTCGCAGGTAAGACGCACTGACGGCCCCGGTTTTGGCTTCGACCTCTTCGGGCGATAACCCGCAGAGGTGCCGGAACATTTGCAGATGGGTGGAAATAGCTTCTCGTGTAATCTCCATAAGTCAGACGAAGACTACCGAAAACGCTTGTATACGTCAATAGATTATTTTAGGATGGTCGTGCTTTATTCTTGACGGCGCTCTTTTGGAGATCTCGGTAGGCAATGCGAATGATGAATTTAATGGCCCGCTTGGCGGTTATGTCGGAGCTGCGTAGGATCGAACGAACCATTCGAATTAAGTCGCCGTTGGTGTCTGCCATATCTAATGTTTGGCATCCTACAATACCGATAGATTTTCGATGAACGATAAAGAATATATTAAGCCGACAGGATGGCTTAAGAGGATTTTAGGCCGCGTTTCAGCATGTAAATTACGGCGATGGTGTCCTGGCGATGTTCCTCCAGGCTACGCTGCACAATGCGCTGAAACACGCGGTCCTGTGCATCTATTGGACTCATCTGCACCATATCCTCAAAGAATAGTCCGAGATTGGAGCCGAGGGTTTCAAGAATGGCGGCCAATGTTTCCACGGTTGGACTGTTCAGTCCTTTTTCAAGGCGACGTATATAGGACGCCGAAACTGCATTCTTGGAAAGGCGCTCAACGTCCTCCGGAGACATGTGCCGCACGTCCTCACGGAGCTGTTTTAATTTTTTACCCATAGCCAAACCGAACGAGGACGAGGCTTTGGCCGGTGCTTCATCCATGATGGTCACAGAGTATAAATGCGCCACGCGAACTTGAATAATTTGTGCTTGACGGATATGCATGGTTTCGGCATAATGCGTCCATGCTGAATTTATGTCAAGCATTTCAAGGAGCGCAAATGACGATCTGCTTTTCAACTGACACAGCCTGCGAACATGGAATTCAGGGCCAGTGCCTCGAATGCCTGCTCTTGATCGAGGAACGACTGGAAGAAGAAGAGACGGTCTGCCACCACCCGGAACGCGAGGCGGATGGGAGCTGTGAGGAGTGCGACGATTCCGACGTACGCGAGTACTGGCACGCGAGATCAGGGCTCTTCATATGAATCGTGATGTATTAGCCACCTTAATGGTTGGCCGAAAATACCCGGTCCGCACATGCAAATCGACGCATGAATGCGCGTTCTGCGAATCCGGTATCACGCTCTATCAAGAGTATTACGACGGAGGATATGGCCGTCGCGCGCATTGTTTGTGCGCCGAGGCTGTGGATCTTGAGTTCAAAGAAACGCAGAAAGCGAAAGGTGCCAACAAATGACTGACGTACTTGATCGCCTCGTGCGGTATGCCCAGTTTTACGGCTCCGTCGAGTTCTTAGTGGAACGGCAAAAGGAAGGGCTTCTGCCTGCTGGTGCCGTATGTGATCGAATCCGCGAACTCGTTATCAAATTGGACGCTGATCTGAGACTCAGTGCGGACGGAGAACCGATATGAGCTATTCATTTTGGAAGCAAGATCCGAAAGAACCGAAGTTCGTGCGCGGTCTTCTCTGGGGACTGGCGCTCTCGATACCGTTCTGGCTTGTGGTGGCTTATCTATTAAGGAGATATCTGTGAACACTGAAATTGATTTCAAGGCACTCATCCCGAAATTCGATGCCATTATTGCGCGGGGGCTATGTTCTGGCGTCGGCGATAGAGATGGGCAAATGTGTATTGAGGCTGCGATCTGTGCTGCCCTGGACTTGCCGCACGGCGATGATCCGAAGTGTGTGGCATTGGCGGTGCGCTCTTACAAGATCGCGCTGAACGATAAGCAATGGACTTCGAATGAAGCGCGAGCGAGAGGGTTGCGCGATATTGGCATTGCCCAGATCGGCAGTAGAGATGTTGTCAATAACGTTGAATTTGTCAAACGGCTTACTGATAAGACGGCGCGTGTTCTGATCCCGACATTGTTCCGCGAAGTCTTTGCTGATAAGTCAGAATTATTGGCCGTTGCGGATCGCTGTGAAAAGGAAGGTGGTTCAGCGCTCGGTGAGGCGAGGCGATTAGCCGCCTACGCCGACGCCGCCGCCTACGCCGCCTACGCCGCCTACGCCGCCTACGCCGCCTACGCCGCCGCCGCCGCCGCCTACGCCGCCTACGCCGCCTACGCCGCCGCCGCCGCCGCCGACGCCGCCTACGCCGCCGCCTACGCGAGGACGGATAAATACCTTCTTCTCAGCGCATCACTTGCACTGGAAGTCTTACGCGAATTGAAATCTCCTGGCGTGGAGTGGATATGAGCGCCCGCATCCTCTACATCACCACGGAGGTCGCCATGAAAGACAAAGCTAGCCTGAAACATCAGAAGGTGCCGAATCCATACCTTCCCAAGATCGCTTGGTTGTTGGCGGGAATCGGATCAATCGCAGTGTGGGCATTCTGGCGCAGCATTCATTGAGACTGTGCCTGCGCTGCCGTCTCCCGATGCACCAAGCATCTTATTTGGCGGGTGAGTATTGTGCGAAATGCTTCCGCCTGCTTTACGGATTGAACAGGGAATACGTTATCAGATGGGCAGCTCACCGTCGGAGAGTTGCCGCGAACAAGGAGAGAATATGTCAACAGAATTGATTAAACAGGAATCACGCGCTATTCGAATGCAGGACCTGTCGCCGGAATATGCCGAGATCATGGTCCTCGGGAATGTCTTGCAACAGTCAGGCTACTTCAAGGACGTGCGCGATCAGGCGCAGGCCGTGACCAAGATTCTCTTCGGTCGCGAGTTGGGATTCTCGCCAATCGTCAGCATGGGCGGAATCCACATCATTGAAGGTAAGCCCGCGCTGTCGTCGAACCTGATGGCAACGCTGATCAAACGCAGCGGAAAGTATGACTACCGCGTGAAGACGTGGGACCTGAAGGAATGCGTCATCACCTTCAGGGAGAACGTCGGCGGCAAGTGGGAGGAAGTTGGCGTTTCGTCCTTCTCGATGGATGATGCTAAAACTGCTGGCGTGGCAGGGCGCGGTGCCTGGGCGAAGTTCCCAAAGGCCATGATGTTCGCGCGTGCATTATCTCAGGGAATGCGGGCCTATTGCCCAGATGTGAGCGCAAGTCCGCTGTATGTGCCGGAAGAAATGGGGATGGAAGTCAATGAGGACAACACGGTGAAGTCGCCGCAGCTGGTTGTCGATCTCGATGAGTCTCCGACACCCACAAAAGTGAAGCCTATCAGTTTCAAGAAACAAGATTCGGCAGCGGAGAATACGCTCCAGGAGGCTAAGGGCAACGGTGTGGCTGCTTCTGCACCGTTAGTCGTCCAAGCTGCCGAAACCATTCCGCTCCCGATCGAGGAGACGTTCGTGCCGCCATCAACAGTGGAGTACATCTCCGTTAAGGATCAAAAGGAATTCCATGCCCGCTGCCGCGGCGCTATCCCTGCGCGGATCAAAGATAAGCAAGGCGATCTCGAATACACATGGCTACTCGATAACGGGTATGTCAATTCCGAAGGTGAACCGACAGCCGCAATGATTCCGGTGTCTCAATGGCCTGATGCCCGAATCAAATGCTGCAAATGGCTGGCGGTGCAGGTATGAAAGCCGCCGTCGCTTCCGATTGCTCCTGTCAGTGGCAGAAGTCGCCAGAAATGACGCTCTGCCACGTTTGCCACCGTTATGCAAAGAACGGCAAGGAATATACCAGCGTGTCGCGAGTTATCAAGGATCTCGTTCCGGCTGATTACTCCGGCGTCGATCCGGTCGTGCTGGAGATTGCGAGACTGCGCGGGACCTATGTGGATGGATATTTCTCAGACTGGCTGCGTGATCCTAACGACGTGATGACGCTGCCGGAAGTCCGCGAGATGGTCATTCCGCAATTCCCACGAGAGGGTGAGAAACATGCAGAAGACACCATCAACCGCATCGACATGCTCATTGAGTGGTGGATAGGTAAGGGCTGGAAAGCGACTGGCGTGCAAAAGACCGTCTATAGCGACATTCACCGAGTAGCCGGAACGCTTGATCTCCGCACAGATGGGCTGATCGCGGATGTCAAATGCGTGTCGTCGCTTCAGCCGAATTACGCCCTCCAGTTGGGCGCATATTCGACCTACGACGCAGCTTCCAGTATCGCGATCATCCACGTCACGAAGGACAAGGTTCGGCTTGTCGAATACGATAACCAGAAGTGCCAAACGCAATGGCTGAACGGCCTAGTGTGGTGGCAGACTAGGCAGGAGTTGAAATGACGCGGGGTCAGTTGGCAAAGAAACCAAGATAAGTGGGGTTATTCGGAGGCGTTACGGTTGCTTTGAATGCCGCGACATTCGCCGCCCATACTCCGCTTGCTGAGGTCCATGTGGCAGTTTGGGTCCCCGTTGCATTCACGACTTTGTACTCGTTGCGAGCGTTCTGAATCTGCGTGAATCCCGCTCCTATCACTTCACCTTGATTGATGTTGACACCGAGCCCATAGATCACATCATTCGGGTTAGTCGTCGCCAAGCTCGTTGAAACGCTGATGCTCGTCCCGCTGCCATTCGCGGTCCCACTGCGATCTAATGGCGAAACCGGGTCCATGCCGGACCATTCCGAAGCATAGCCGGTCAGGTAGAACTTACCAGTCGTCCCTGATGCGGTGATGTGGACGACATTGCTTCCCCCGGTTATTGCCTTCGAATATAAAAGGGCGGTCACTACACCCGTCGCGCCCGTATTCGCTGAAATCAATGTGTAGGCATTGCCGAGATCGTCGGTCGCGCTTACCGTGCCGCCTGATGGACTCGCGATGCAGGAGGCGTCAGGGCAGTAGGTCACTGCCAAAACATTCAGGTTGGCGGTGGTTTCACTCGCGAGATAGGGAACGTCGAGCGTTGCTCCCGATCCCGCATTTCCAGCGGAATTCGACTGGACCGGACAGGGCGCGGTGCAGGCGCTTGCCACAAATGCGCCGACATCCCATGGCACGAGACGGGTTATACCATCGAAATCGGTCGTAAATGTGGCTGACAGGTTCGCGCCTAGCCCCGCCGCTGGACTCCCCGCCTGGAGGTGAAAGTCATTGACTCCGGGGCTAACGAAGAGCGGATTGGTCACGCCTAGCGTCGAGCCGCAACCGGAGACGTTTAGATTATTCGAACAAACTGTTCCGGTCCCCGTGTCGAGGATGGCGGCAACGGTATTCCAGCAGATGTTGTTCTTAATGGCACTGTTTGTGGGGCCTGTTGGTCCTGATGCCCCAACATCCACAAAGACACACCGAGTGGACATGCCATAAATTGTGTTGTTGTAAACAAGCGTGTTGGCCGCATTATTGGTTATATCGACCCCGATACCGTCGTACAGAGTTGAGTTCGTGATGACATCGTTATAAATCTGCGATCCTGATGTGAAGCTCGTAACGAAAACTCCCACCCTCCCGTTGGCGTCCATGGTCATGTTTCTAGCAATGTTTCGCAGCCCCGCAGCCGGATCGCCGCCACCGTTCCGAAATTGAACACCAGCACCAGCATTTCCATTACTGCTGCCACCGTCGATAATGTTGTCTGAGTCTTGAATGTAATATCCATGACCGTGGCCCAGGCCATCACCGCCCGTACACTTAACGCCATTGTCATGAACATAGTTATTTAGAAACTGATCAAAGGTCGAGCCAAACGTTCCGGTATGATCTCCTAACGTCTGCTCGACTCCATTCGCAGCCGCGGCGCAAGTTGAAGCATCCCCACTGACATTGTTTCGGATCTCGCTATTTTGGATGATGATGTGGTCATCAGAATTTAGCCTGAATCCGTCATTGCCGTCATTCGTGGTATCAAGCGAGCCATCTTCCACGATGCCATCAATGGTGATGTATGCCACGTTAAACAGGTTGATTATTCCAAAGCCGCCTCCAACCGGCGCGGATGGCTTAATGATCGCCATGCGGTTATTAATGGCCTTAATGATCGTTGGTGCGCCGGCTGAACCAGAAGGCGGCTGCACGCTGCGGATTTGATAGTTATATGTCCCGTCATTCAGCATCAGCGTGTCGCCACTGGCCAACTTGCCGATACCTGTCCCTATTGTACAGGGCGAGCCGATGCTACAGGTTGAACCACTGCCTCCCGTCGAGGCGTAATAGGTCGTTGCAAAGGACGAGGCCGGAATCAGCAATAAGAGAGCAAGGACCAGCTTCCTCATTAGAAATTGTCAAGCCAAGACAGAAAATCCCATTTGCTATCCGTCGAGTTCCATACAAACAAGTTGTATTGCGTCTTGCTGGTGGTTGTCGCTGTGGGCAATGCTAGAGTTCCGCTCGCACGAAAGATTGCATTGAAGGTGAGCGTCCGAGATGTGCCATTGTCCTTCAACCGGAGCATGAGCCGCTGACCATTGACTGGCGTTCCACTTGGCGAATTGATGGTCAGATTCGCGGCTAAGGCCGTGACGGTGTAAACGTCCGTCGTATCGGAATTGATCGTCAGCGAGGCCGTGGATGCCGTCGTATTCGTCCGCGGATTCACCCGGACGCTGATGGTGCCTGCCGTTATGTTCGACGCGTTTGTCGTATCCGTGCTGCACGATGTTGCGCCATCTGAGAGGTCTGCACATGCCGGCCGCGCCTGATGAGGCACGCCCGATGTATTGATGTCTGTAATGAAATCATGCGTGACCGCGGCAATGCTTTCCACGCCTCCCAGCGTTGAGGCTGATGGGTTGGGCAGGCGGGCCGCTGGCAGGGTTCCGCTCGTGATGTTCGTCGCAACAGTCGTATCTGTCGTTGCCGAGGCCGCAAAGCTAACGCTATTCGTCTTGGTGCAGGTGATCGCAAGCGTGCCAGATGTCGTGCAATCTCCCGAGAGGTCGCCATTGACGATGGAAGTAGCGCCCGAGAACTTCGTCAGATTGCCACTAGCGGGGCTCCCCGTTGTCGTGACCGTACCGCCGCCTGGACCTGGAGGGGTAGCCCATGAGCCATCCGCCCTCAGAAAGTTCGTGGTGCCGCCACCGGAGCCTGAAACAAGCCCCTGTAGCGTCGATGTGAATAGATTCAGGTCCGCCGTTAATTGCGTTGAGCTGATGGCAGCCGCCACAGCGGAGCCACCCGTATTATTGCCGATATAGGTATGCGCCCCGATAGATGGGAAACGCGAGATGGAAAGCGTTCCGCTTACGATATTGGAGGCGTTCGTTGTGTCGGTCGTGGCCGAAGTCGCGAAACTGACACCGTTGGTCTTCAGACAAACGATATTCGGAATGGTGATGGTGCAATCCCCGGCTAATGTGAATCCGCCGAAGAGCCCGCCGCTATTGAATTGGATCTGCCCGCTGATACCGCCTGGGCTGCCAGTTCCGCCCCCTGATGCTGGAAGGAATATCCCGTCTCGTTGCCAGATCAGTGTCCCGACCTTCTGATTGTTGCAGAGATTCCCGGTTCCTGGTCGATATAGGGTGAAGCGGTAGACCGTCGCCAGCGGAATATACATGGAGGCGGATGCCCCGCCGCCTGTCTGTGGAATCCCCGCGCCGTTCAAGGTGATCGGGTTGGGTAAAGCATTACCAGGCGCGAGGTCCAGGTTCGAATAGGTCGCAAGCGGGGTAGTCGTCCCGGTCGCAGTCGTGCATAGCTTGTACCCGCTCGCCATTACTCCAGAGGCGGTAAAGAAGGTCGGAGGCACAGCCGGAGCCAATCCAGATTGAGCAAAAGCGGCCGGACTCGCGAGCAAGAAGAGGAGGACAAAATAAAGGCGCTTCATCATTGCTTCCTCGCCAATTCAACCCACTCGCCAGTATCGCTAAAAACCAGCGTTAGGGTGTTATTTATGGCCGTTGAGAAATCGACTGCGCCTGCTAGAATCAGGGGCGTATTCGCCCCCGTACACGTCTGGTTGTACTTAATGACCGGATTCGATAGAAACAATAAAGAGACAACGGCTCCATTGGCCCAGCCTGTGTTTACGATGCAATTGATCTGCGTTGCGCCGCTGACTTGGAAGAAATTACCGTCCGAGGCGAGCGTCGTGTTATTCGCAGCGGTGACACCTGAGCCTCTCGGAGAGAGGAGTCGGCCCCCCGTGATCGCTACATCCCCGCCAGCGGATGTAATGCCTGCCCCGGCAGTAATCAAGCCGGAATTGAGCAGGGCCCCGCTGTTAGTCAGGCCAGCGACTTCGGAAACATTTAGTCTCGTCGTCCCATTAAAGCAGCCATCCGTAGCGCCGCTGAATGCGACTGAGTTGAGGGAAAGGTTACTACCTCCTCCGATGATATTATGGTCGAAGCACTGGTTACTATTAGCGAATGTGGAAAGCAGCCAATAGGTCGGCGCCATGCCATGAGATATATTCATATGAGACATGGAGAGCAACCCAACGACACCGCCCACCGCGATGTCCGGGGTTGCAGCCCCGGTCGTGTTTACGCCCTTCAACTCCACATTATCGAATTTAAAATTCCGAATCCCGCCCGCGCCCGCCGAGCCGACGATGGTTGTTCCGGTGTAAGCTGAACCCGTGACCGATGCGTTGGTGACGACATACGATCCATCCCCAGCGCCGACGAAATCCATGGCATAGGTCGGATGTCCGTTGTTATTAATTACCGCCCCATTCGAGATAATCAGTTCGCAATGGGTGCCGAAGATATCATAGGGATTGACAACGGAGGCGTTCTGGACGTTATCCGTGAAAGTGAAGTTGTTGAGCGTGACACTGGAGGACTGGCAGTTAATTGCCTGACCTTGGTAATTGTTCGCGATAAAGTTAGAGATGAGGATATTGGTCGAACTAATCAGTTCAATCCCATACTCTTCGGGCTGAACGGTAACGGACGTTCCCTCTCCCTGAACATTGTTTAACGCCACACTGTCGCAGCTCGTACATATGATGATGCCTTCTCCAGCATGGTCAGAATGAATGTCAGAGAATAGGGACTTTGACAAATGGTCCGCGACAATGCACTCGTTACCGCCGAAACAGTCTATATCGGAGATTATCAAGTCTTGTGGGGCCGGGTTAGAGCCGGAGGATCGAGTAATCGTGATACAGTTCGGCGCACCACCGCCATTCGATATCCAATCACAAGTAATATGATGGACTTCAGTCCCGGTGGTGTCGATGACCGATGTGGATTCAATCATGATGTCGTTAGAATCCAGCATCCAGAGATTGTTGAGTGTTGTCTTGTTCCCACGGACCCGGATTCCAGTGTCCGATCCGCTTCCTGAGATGTTCAAATCCTCAACTGATGATGGACACGCCCAATTAAACATTTGGATGATGTCAATACTCGCGCTCGTGATGATCGTGGAAACGCTACGCCCTGCACCTTTCAGGACGACGCAGGCATTGATTGTTCCAACTGGAATCCCGCGCCCGGCATCACCGGGGCAGGAGTTATAATGGCAGGTCGATATCGGATTGGTGACTTTATAAGTACCAGGCGGGAAATAGACTTCACCGGCAGGAGCTATGGCGATGGTGTTGACATCCGCACCGCTAATGATCGCATCTTCGGCTGCTTGAATCGCAGCCCAGTCATCCGTTACGCCGTCGCCCTTCGCCCCAAAGTCACGCACATTGCAAATGAGTCCATTTTGAGAAACCCATTGCGTACCGTTGTCCATAAAAAGACCGCGGCAGTGGTCAGTGACATTAGCCAAGCGTCCCGCATGGCCCGCTGCGGGCAATCCCGCGAAAGTGTAGCTTTTGACGACGACAAGGAGCCCCGCTGAAATCAATTCGCCAATGTCATAAACATGATCCCGCTGCCAGATCATGTTCCCCACGTCGATACCGTTGCAGAGGTTGCCAGTGCCGCGGCTGTAGAGGGTGACGCGATACTCTGCCGGCTGAATGTAGACCGCCGTGCTCGCACCGCCTCCCGTTTGGGGTATTCCGGCACTGCTCAGGGTGATCGGATTCGGTAAGGGAACCGTCAAATTCTCGTCAGAGAAGGTCGATAATGGCGTGCTGGTCCCTGTGGCTGTCGTGCAGACTTTTGCGCCAGAAGCCGCCTGTCCACCAGCATTGGTGAAGTAAGGCGGCAGGGCAGGCATCAAGGCCCCAACTTGAGCAAAGGCTATCCGATTGGATAGGAGGAACAGGGCCAATAAGAGACAGCGTTTCATTCGTTCTCCGCTATCCCCCACCGGCCAGAATGGGAGAGTGTGTTTTTCTTGCTCTAAATTCGTCTAAATATTAGGCTTTCCCAATGGGCTACCTCATCGGCGCGGCGCTAGGAATCGCACTTGTCTTTCTGTATGACATCAAAAAGGCTCTCGAAAAAGGCAATGAGCAGCGAGAACGCCGCCCCTCCCGCCATGACATTGACCATTCCGCTTAAGGCCCATAGTCATGATAAATCTTCCCTGCGATCCCTGCCGGAACAGCATATTTAGCAGCCTTCTTGGCGAATATTGCGGCGGGTGAGGACGGCGGCACTGGTGCTCCTGGACCGCTTCCTTTCCCGACAACATCCTCCGTCAGAGATTCCGCAAGGTTCTTACTCGCGAGATTCAAATTCCCCCAACGCGATTGCGCGGGGCCGATCCCCTTCACCGCGCCCTTGATTGCGCTGTTCACTTCGCCATATGCCTGAATGAAGGCATCGTTTAAAGGATCATCGGCGGACAACCGCCAATTGATGTTTTTCCCAAGCTCCACTTTCAGCGCGTGCGCTCGTGAAGGCGTCAAGTCGTCAATATCCGGGTAGCGGTTCAGGATCTTGTCAAATGTGGATTTCACGCGATTACCGAAAGCCGCATCTGTGGGTGATTTCAGTTTGGCCTCGGCACTATCGAGCGCGTCTTTTACCAAATGCTCCGCGTCAATCTTCACGCCTTGCGCGTCTGCTGCTTTCAAATGCGTCTCGATGTCTTTCCCGGCGCTTGTCAACGCACTATCCACATTTGCCTTCGTGGCTTCCTTCGTTGCTCCAATCAGGTTGTCATCAAGCAACTGCTGGCCGGGGTTCGCGCCTCGTGCTACCTGTTTTGCCGGAACGTCCATCCACTTATTGACGGCTGCCGCATCGAGGCCGGGACTCTGGAATTTCGCTTTTACTTGATCGAAAGCGTTCCTGATTGTTGGCCCCGCCAGTTCAGCCCCACCGGCAAGTACCGCGCTCCCTAGCATTGTCCCCGCGCCCCTTGCTGCCGCTGTCGTTTCAGGCGCGTCTGGTGTCGGCGCATTCACAAGCCCCGGCTTCGCGAGTTCGATAGCCTGCTTAACTGGCGTGGTGATGGGATTCGCCATGCTTTTTAGTGCACCAGGGATCAGTCGCGGCTGAGTCACCATCTGCGCGGCTCCGGCAATAGCTGAAGGAATGCCCGTGACGGCTTCAGCCGCTCCCGGAGCAACTTGACTTGTCAGGTCTGCGGCTTTCTCTAATCCTTGCGATGTAGGACTTGACGGATTGCCGCGATTGAAGAGTCCTGTATACCAAGGAACCATCTGATCGCGTGACTGTTGCAGCGTTTCAGCCTTCCTGGCTGCGAGAGTTGCGGCATCAGGAGCAGGCTTGTAGAGTGCCTGAGCCTGCCGGATGACATCTTCTTCTGAAGCGCCCTCCGGGCCTTCCAGCGTAACCATGTGACCGTCAGGAGCCTGTACGGTATATTGCTTGCTCATTTGACGCTGATTACCTTCCAGCCACCAGCGGGAGCAGTTGCAGTTGGCGCGGCACTGCTAAAGTGTGAGTTGTAAACCTTATCCACGCCCTGCAATTTTCGCTGGTAAATCGTATCCGTGTTGGAGCCGAGGGCGTCATGAAGCGCCTGCATATCCTTCAAAACATCATCCGGTATCGGCTTCCCGGCAACGATCTTGCCAAGTTTGCCCTCCAGACTGTCAATTAGCGAGCCTGCATTCCCATAGCTGGCGATTTCCGCGCCGTTGACCCGTTTGACGCCCGCCAGTTCATTGATGGCTTGCACGCCGATCAAGGAAGCCGATGCTTGCGCTTCCTTGTTGCCGCTTTTGGCAAGTTTCAGCACGGTATTCATACGGTCTGTGGCCGCGAGTGCCGCCGTGTGCTCATTGTCGGCCTTGAGAACGGCTGATTTAACGGTTTGATAGTCCTTCGGAGAGACTCCAGCAAGTCGTGGATCATCGCTGACCGCCCCCGCTGCCTTCTTGGCTGCCGCATCTTCCCCCATTTGTTTCAGCTCTTTTTCTTGCAGGAATCGTCCAGGATCTAGCGGAGGCGTGGGCTGTGGCGGATTCACCGGAGGAGCCATTTCCGTCCCGAGGATGCGCGTCTCGTTCTTATAGGTTCCATCCGGCTGTCTGACGCGGAACTGCGCCGCCCGTGCTGGCTTGCCTGTAGGGTCCGCAGTGGAGAACTCACTGCCTTGAATTATGGTTCCTGCCGCCTCTTCAGCATTCTTGCGGGCGAGTTCATCCGCTTCCCGCTGCGCTTTTGTCGTCGCTTGAAGTTGATCGAAGGCGTTCTTCTTCTGCGTTTCCTTGAGTGCTTCACCCGCAATATTCGACTCTGATAGACGGCGCGCAATTTCGCTCTTTTGATTAGCAACTTCAGAGCGATTCTTCGCGAATGTGTCCCCGATTGTGGGATCCACGCCATACAGCTTATTCAATAGTTCGGGATCGTCAATGTCACCACCGTTCAAAACATGGTCATGGATGACTTGCGCGGCCTGCTGTGCCTTCTGTACTCCAGCCTGATTCTTCTGGGCCAGCGCTTGCCGTTCCGCGATCTGTGCCTGAGTATCCTGCTGCTGAAGTTGGACGTTCTTCAGTTCCGCCATGGTCTTCATGGGGGCGAAGAGATCAGGTGGCTTGATATTCGCCAGTGTTCTATTAGCCGCGTCTTGAACGACTCCTAAATCAAATGCCATTTAAGCCGCCAATCCTTGAATTTCCTGATCCATCTTGCCGAGAATCTTCGACCAGTCGGGCTGATTGTTATGCCCTGTTGGGTCAACTGTGCCGCCGAAGTCCTGAGCCATTGTGCGCTGTGCCTGGTTCCACACTGATGCCTGTTTGTCGCCCTTCGCCGCGAACTGTGCGCCCGCCGCTTCATACTGCTGGATAAACTGCGCCGTCTGATCCCGCATAGATTGTGCATCTGCCTTGCTCAATTGGCCCGAAGCTAAGGCTTTATCAAAGCCATCGACAACCTTATTGAGCGTGCCGGTGCCTTGCGTGTTGACGAACTTGTTCTGATAGCCTTGCACGAAGTTGTCCGCCACGCCGCGAGTCTGAAGCCCTTTAATCAGGGCATAGCCGCCGATAAGCGCCGCGCCGACTCCGATTGTGATGGGGTTCGTGAGGAAGCTCGAAGCCGCGCCCAGGAAGCCACTGCCGCCTGCCGCTCCTGCATCCGCCGCTGGCAATGCCGCCCCAGGTAAGCCGCTACCGATGGCTCCGGGGAACGCCGCTGCCGCGCCCGCTCCTGCACCTGAAGCGCCTGCCGCTCCTGCGCCTGCTGCCGCCGCCGCTCCCGCATCACCCGCCAGAGATGCGCCTGTCGCACCTGCGATTCCCGGTGCCACTCCCGGCGCTGCAATTCCAGGGTCAGCCAGTACGCCACCAAGGGCTGAGAGATCGCCGCCGCCCGCCGCTGCCCCGCTTGCCCCTGCCACTGTCGGGGCTGCCGCGGCTGCCGCTCCTCCTGCGCCAGCGACAGAAGCTCCCGTCGCGCCTGGGCCGGGTTGAGTCGGCCCGACAAAGTTCGGAGAATTCTGAGCCGTTCCCAATTGTGCATCCGTTGGGCCTACATAACCCGGCGCGGATTGATCGTTGGTAAGCGGGGGCTGCGTCTTTTGAGTACCGCCAGGAAAGAGAGTGCCAACCTGTTGAGCGCCGCTGACAATTCCGCTCAATGTCTGCTGAAGTGCGCTCGCCTTGTTGTAATCACCTTGCGCTTGAGCACTCGCGATGCTGGTTTGTAGATCCGCGATGGCCTTTGCTGTGCCGGTGTCTAGGTTGGTTGTGTTTGTAGCATAGCTGCCCAGTGCGGTACTGGACCCGCCAGCCGCATTCAATCCCTGCTGTGAGAGATCCTGAAGCGCCTTCAGTTGGGTCTGCTGGTTGTACTGATAGGTATTAAATCCTTGGTTGTAATCCTGATTCTCATACTGCGCTGTGGTTCCGGCGTTGTAATCCGCCAAGGATTTCAGGGTAGCGCCCGAGAATCGATTCCCCGAGGCTGCGCCTTGGGCGTTGATCGCCTTCATTCCCTGCTGGAGCCTGAACTGATAGGCGGGATCATTGGCGAGATCAGCCGGCGTCCAACTGAAGGGCTGAACTAAAGAGCCCCCTGGCTGTGTTCCTGCGGCTAATGTAGACGTTGCCCCTTGTCCGGCTGTCACCCACGGCTGAAATAAGCCCTGCTGCGAAGCTACCGTTGAATTTAGGGTGTTCTGTGCGTTCTGCTGACCTTGAGTAATCGTGTTGATGGCCTGCTGCCCGCCTGCCGTCAAGGCATTCGTGGCATTGCCTGCGGCGTTTGAGCCGATAACGCCATTCGCGATAGAGCCCGCTATCGGTAAAAGAGCGGTTCCTAGTCGGCTGGCGTTTTGCGTGAATGGACTCATCCGTTAAGACCTCAAGGCCGTCACCGTTACCTGTTTCGGCAAGCCGCCCCACGGCACGATAGGCGCTGCGGAATAGTTGAAAAACCGAACAACAATAAGGTCCCCCGGAACGGTAAAGGCGCACCATGCAAGGCCCGTTCCGATATCCGTGGGCAGGCTATCCTGCACGCTCACCAAGGGGAAATCGGATAATTGGATGGACCCTTGAGGGAATGGGAAAAACACATCGAGCTCCTGGCCGGGGTTGATCGTGCCGAGACTGACAATCTCCGTTCTCTTGGGCCATGCCAGCGCCGCGACAATCTGATCAAACCATTTTGACCATGTAGGCTGATTGCCCACATCAACCCTGGAATTCTGGCCCGTGACCATCAGCGGCGTCTGCAATGGAGCGTTGTCAATCATCAGCTTCCCAAGTCCTCCGGGTCGAACCATGCCGACGTCAGAGCGAACTTACACGGATGGTCCCAAACGAAATCAAAGACCTTATCGCGCGCAAGTCCAAGCCGATCCCATAGAACACGCACATACTGGCCGGCATTCCCGAGGCTCCTGTCTAAGGAAGCATTGAAACTCTTCCCGCCGTCACTCGAATAGGACATCGACAGCATGGGAGGACCGCCGAGTGTCGTTGTGCCATCCGCTAGGACCGAAGGAGCTCCCCATGGCACAAAGCCAAGCCCGTTCATCACGTCAGGAGTCGGGTAAGGATCGAGCGGAATATATGGAACGAGGTCATAGATGTTCTGCAAGACGAGCGCCTGAGCCGCCGTTACGGTCGTAAGCCCAACCTGAACCGCCAGTGCCGCTGCGAAGGTTGCCGCATCCATCGTATAAGACTGAATCCAGAGCGGGGATAGGAGCCCGACTCCGGTTTCCGCGCCGACCTGCAACTCTGAATAAATGATGTTGTCGTTATTCTGCAAGACGTGCGGAGATCTCCGGTTCCCGCGTTGAGGATAGCCTGCGTCGGTGTAATAGTCCGGGCTCAGTTCGTAAAGCCAACCATTCTCATAGTCGCCCATCAGGACTTTCCCGAAGGCTGAAACGATCATATTCGCCCGATGCCGATGATACTCACTCTCTTGGAAGTTCCAGGCGAGCACTTCCTCCCATTCAGGGATGCCGGTTTGCTCTGTAAGCGTACAATTCAACTCCCATGAGGCGTCCGCAGCCGGGAAGGTCAAGCGGTAGAACTCCTGCCCGTTCTGCTGGAAAGTCATGCCAATGGCATCATCCGTTCCGAAATCCCTCTGATACTCGCGAATCTTGTTTTCGAGTGCCAGATTTGAGACTCGCGTCGCTGCATATTGCTGCGCCCGATAAACAACCCCTTGGCCGTCCTTATTTCGGCCAAGCCAATAGCGGTAATTCCCGAGAGTTTGCAGGGAAGCGAAGGCATTAAGCCCGAAATTGCCAATCCCGCTCTTTTGTATCTGGAAAGGGGCATTCGCATTTGAAACAACGACAAATGGAAGAGAGAGCCGATTACTGTAAATATATAAAATTTCCGATTGGACGATGCAGGCCACGTTATTGTTCGGCGCGGCCTCTGCGGCCTGAACGTCGGCTGCATTCCATGTCACTCCGTCATCGCTGGAAAAGTACAAGTTGGTGGAGTTGTCGATTGCTACGAAGTAAGTATCAATGCACGCTACGTCAACCCATATGACAAGCGGGAGCGTTGCCCCGGCTGGCTGCGTCAGCGTAGTCCCTGCACGATACAGGATGCCATCCGAGACAAACATGATCGCCGTGGGGCTCGAGCACATCCGAACGTATGAGTTGGATAGGTTGCTGATGCCGGGGTATGTCCGAAACTCCGCGAAGTTCGAATCCAACAGAAAGGCACTCCCGCCTATCAGGTCCATGATGTTGTTGTTCAGTTCGAACCCGCCACGATGGACACCCGCAGCGCCCGAGGGTTGGCGGATTGGCGAATAGCCTGGACTTCTCAGGAGGACTGTAGGCCCGACGCCTTGCCCCGTTTCGACGCGCTGCCGGAAACAGTTCACCGACCGTTCAATCTCCGCTTTTGGAGAGAACATGCTATACGAGGGGCCTAAAAGCGCGTCAAAGGGAAGCATTAAGGTATCGTATTTCCCTGCTGAGTCTGCTGAATCACTGCGCTGGTTGTTTCGGCGGCAATGATGCCCACCGTGATCCCCGCTTCAACAGGAGCCGGGATGATGGAAGCATTCGCAAGGACGGTATTACCCGCCTCGAATGCCTGAAGAATGACGCGGAAAAGGTCATACCAGTGCGACTGATTCGCCGCAATCTGGACTTTGGGAGGCTGTGTGCTCATGGTGTCTCCGTTTTTGTCTGTTCGACTGTTGTTACTTTTGCAGATCGGTCTTTATTCGATCCGACGCCTTTCAATGCGCCCAAAAGAGCGCCAAAGGCTCCGATAATCACGTCATCCGCCTTCGGGTATCCGTGCCGGAATGCGACCACTCCGACGATCATCAGGAACACCATCAGCGCAAGATGTCCCCCGTCTGAATCGAGCGAGTCGAGAAAGTCGTGCCACGTTTTCATGCGATTCCTTTGTAGTGATCCATCAGCGGCAGGACCATATCTGGATAATGAGGATCACCGCCGCCGTTGTAGCGAAGTAATGCGCCGCGAATGTCGCCGTTCTCCCGGTCCAGGCAGTCTTTCAGCTTCCGGCAGCCATAGGTAACGCTGTTGAGCGGATCGAGAAGCGCCGTCAGAAACTTGTCATCAAAGCCCTTCTCGCGGGCCACTTGCCCCATCACCTGCATCAGTCCGAACGACGTAGCGCGTAAGGTTTTCTCGGTATCCGTGACCTTCATATGCGACGTGTAGGTGTTATAAAACCCCGGCTCATACCGCGCCGCCCACGGATTCCATGACGATTCATGCTCAATGACAGCCTGAACCAACACCGGATCGAGGCCCGCGTTCAGTGCTGCGCTTCGAGCGACGGCATAAAGCTGCTCTTGCGTCATGGTCATCTGATGCTGTACTCCACTTCGACAGGCTCCCGGTGATGGACATATGAGCCGACCTTTCCCACATCGATGCGCTTCGACCCATGGACCGAAGAACAGCATGCACAGCCCGTCATACCCGAATCCTTCTCCGTGGCTCGGCAGCACGATGGTAGCGGGCTATTCTCATCCATGCAAAACTCCTCATCCGGGTGCCAGTGAAGACAGGTATAGCCGTTGCCATTGCCAGGCTGGTTCCCACACCAGTTCGCGCTGCCCTGTTTCGGCGTGCAGTATTTGGCCGGCCTGTAAGGCGCAGCCGATGGCACAACCGGCAAGAAGATCACGATGGCAATGGCGAGTCTCATTTGTCATACATCCGTTCCATGAGGCTCGTTATCTTTTCGTCGATCTTTTCTAGCATCCGGTCCTGATTGTCCATGCGCTTGCCGAGGTCCTGACGTTCTCGCCCAGTCCAATGAGAGTCCTTGTCGCTCGCATGTTTATAGTGGTACTCATGGTCTTTGTCATGGCGCAGCAATGCCTTGTTGATCGGCTCAAGCGCATCAGTCAAGGTCTTTGCGCTCATGTCCTGCCCCCGATAACGCATCGAGACGAGCAGGGCTATCAGTGTCACCACCGCTACTGCTAGGGCAGCCACATCCATTCATCGAATCCCCTTAAGAAACACGATCAGAAGTGTTGCGAAACAGGAACCCGCCCCGAGGAGGGTCAAAAACTTAGTCGTTCCGTTAGGATTCCGAGCATGGATTCCCGAATACATATACGCCGCGGCTTGCCGCTCGTTCTGATCGACTGTCCCGGTCGGCACAACCATTGCGCCCCTCCATGACTCCATGACATATATCCCCGAGAATCTTTTGGCCTTCGTATCGAGATTAGCCACGCGACTCCTTCACGATGGCCTCAATGGCCCTGTCAGCGTGTTCCCAAGGAATGCCAGGATGCCTCTCGGCAAACTCCGCTAATGCTTTCTCGCGCTTTTCCTTACCCGTCAATTCCGTGGATTCTGCCGCCGCCACAAAGGGCCGGATCTTTGACTTGATGACCGTGTGCAGACTGATATCTGCGGCATTATTCGCCAAAGCCGCCGCATTATTTGCCACTTCCATAATCAGCGCGTTAAGCTCGCGCTCCTTCGCCATGCGGGACTTGCGCTCGAGCCAGAACGCTAAGGCCGTGAAGCTCCAGACTAAGAAAAAAACAAGTGAGATAATTTCAAGCGTGCTCATTTATGGTCCTGTCACTATGGCTGTCCGGGTAAATGTCGTCGCATCATCGGAAACCGTTGCTTTTTGGTCAACGACGGCTCCGGCCGCGTTGTAAAGCTCGAATAGCGTGGAGGTCTGATCTAATTTGTTGCGGAATGCCTTATAGAGATAGCCCACCTTAGTAGCCAGATCAATCGTTGCAGAGGGCGTACCCTGCCCCGGCTCTGCATAGGTGTCTGAGCTGAGAGCATTGACCATCTGTGTCTTGACTTGTGCCGCTGACAGGTTATTGAGTGCCGCTATGGCCGTTGAGACTGCCGCAATATCCGCCGAGATTGATACCCCGCCGGCAGGAGCGCCGAGACGTGCATAAGAATCGCCCGTCTGAACGGTATTCCCCGTGTAAGTCGTGATCGTATCTACGAGCGTGATTTCGTTCATCGTGCTCGTGGGAGAGGCCACATTGAAGAACTTCTTAAACCCTGCGGCGAGCTGTCCCGCCGTCTCTGTTAGGGCTGTGCCGAGGATCTGCGCGAGGTTCGCTTTCACCACACCGGATGTAAAGTCGAGCTGCCCCGCGCCGCTTCCTGCCGAGAGGAGCACGCTTGCGCCGATGTCTCGTGCCGTCTGTGTTATGCCTCCCACTTTTAACGTGTTGGCATCCACATAGCCAGCGACGGTAAAGACAAACTTATCCGTTTGCGTTTGAATCGCCTCGATATCCGTGTTCATTTCATCAAGGTCTAAGCCTCCAGCAATACTTACCGGAAGTCCGCCTGCTGCATTCGCAGCGGCATTTGGGAGTGCCGTTAAGCCGAGCCGTACAATATCGGACCAATCGCCCGCAAAATATGCCGACGCATTCCCGTAGGTATAGACCGTGAAGGCTTGATCTTCGACCGCCTTCGTGGCAGCGTCGATAATCTGAACCGTGACCGTTCCCGCGGACAGTTCTGTTGCCGTCAGCGTCAGTTTCCAAACCGATACGCCACGAGTCGGACTACCGCCAACAATGGCGACGGTATTAGTCGTGTCGGCATAATTACCATTGTCCTTCGAGATAGCGGAATCTGCTGCCGCTGGCGTCCAGTCACCAGTCTGAGCAAAATCGACAACGCCCCTTTTGATCATCGGAAATTCAAAGGTCGTGCCTGTGTTGTATTTTGCCCAAAACGGCATAGTTTTAGCTTAAAATCGTCGAATTAATGATGGCTTCCACGACCGCTTGAAGTTGGGCATCAGTCACTAATGTGTGGTCAATTGGAGACTGATTCTGGAATGCCGCATCTTGAACCACGGCATTGATGATTTGATTAACCGTTCCAAGAGGCGCAGTCACGGCGGGCTTCGCCCACAACTTTTTCTGATACAGCGACAGGCTATCCCCTGTCGTCTGCCCCATCAGATACTTGGCATAATATTCTACGGCCATGGTCACACGGTCGATAAATGCTCCGACCTTGGTTAGATTCGCCTGATCCGTATATGTCGCTGTTGCCATAAACGCTCCTACTGGGAATAAAGCCCCCGAAAAAGGCCACGTATTTGCCGTTCCAGTTTGGGATAGGTCGGGAGCCCCACTAGACTGCCCTTTGACCAAAATGTGCCAAGATTTACCTGGTTGTTATATTCCGTCTGAATCCAGTTTGCCGAGCGGGCGATATTCGAGAAGTGGACCTCATCAATCAACCCATTCCACTCACGTCCTGATGTTGTCGGATCGCGGCCAATTGTTGTGATGACGGTTCCTGCCGGGATGATCCCATTCGCGGCGAATGTGCCGTCTGATGCGCCGTTGACATACCCGACAAGACCTGCCGAAGTGCTATAGGTCGCGGCAACATGAAACCATGTGCCTGTCGTTGTGGTATGGCTGCCGGGATCAAAAGCGACCGTGCCGGGATTGGTCGTCGATTGGACATAGACGGCCATCTTCCCCGTGCTCTTGATATGCAGAGCTGCATAAGTGCTCGCCCCAACATCCTGACTCGACATCACCGTGTTATAAGCGCCTGCAAGCGAGGTTGAATTGATCCATGCGCTCATCGTGATAGCTGCTGGTTGCGCCATGCCCGTCTTATCGAGATACTGAGTGCTGGCTCTCGCATAGCTGCCACAGCTTGAAATCTGACCCGTTCCTGAGGTCACAGTATTGTGATTGGTGAGCGTATTAGCGCTTTGCGAGGAATCCGCCGTTAAGGTCTGCCCGTGGTAGACGCCGTAGAAATTCGAGTCCCATGTTGATGTGCTGCTGCCGTCTGTCGTCAGTGCTGGGTTTCCGACCGCCATGTAGACAACACCGCCATCTACCGCCGTCATATTGACCCACATTTCAAACACGCCAGTCGATGCGGTATAGCTGATGAGCTGGAAAGTCAGAGCCGTCGTGAGTGCCGCATCGGAATAAGGCCGGATGTCAAAGCCGCTGGAATTGAGCGCCCTCCCACCATTGGCAACCGTCGCGTAATTCGAATCCGCCGCAAGAAAAGGAACGAGTGCCGGGAAACCCGATTGCGAGGATGGAACCTGCCCCGTCTGGATCGTGCAGGCTGTGTAAAAGCTGAACCCCATTAAGTATTCCCCGAGTTTGCGATGTAACCTAACGCCGAAAGGCTCACGGTCGTCACGCTGTCTAAGGTCTGCATCTGAAATGCTTTATTTTCACCACAGGGCAGCGGCGGATCGAGAGGAACCACAATCGCCCCGCCTGCTGCTGGAGCGGGAACCGGCCCCCATATCTTCGTTGTTCCGCTATACAGATTGATCCCCGTTTTCGAAGTCGCGTTGCTGTTGTCGACAACCAGCGCCGTTACCATCAAAGCGAGTCCAGGCCCAGGCGCAGCGATAACCTGGGTCCGCGTCGTGTCTGTTACGCTCGCGAATCCCGAGGCTATGCCGCCTGTTGCCTTCGATGGTGTTGCGCCATGACCGTACATTAATGCTCCTGAAGTATCAGCGTGTTTGCGGCTATAGGTGCTGCAATCTTTGGTTTAACCGCAATCAGTGAAGACGGAGGAGCTGCAGCCGGAATGATGATCTTTTCATCACCGCGAATGACTGCCGTATACCACTCCAGCGTTTTTTCGTCCTGAACCGCACGCAAGCCGTAATGCGCGACATGCACCACGCTGGTATCGAGATCGCACCAGATTTTGAATCCCGCGTCATATACCTTGTCGCAGAAGTCGAAGTCTTCGGACGATTGCTGATATGATCCGTCTTCCGTCCTCCGCGTCGTCACTTCCCACCACGGATCAGGAATGGCTTCCAGCACGCGCCGATGGATCAGCATGCCGCCGCCACCAGTCGCGCCCGCGAGGACTAATCCACTCTCTCCACGTCTCAAGAAGCGCCACGGCTTCAGGCCGTTACTGCCGCCGCGCTCATAGACCAGCGGACAATGCGGCGCTTTCTTTTCCAGGCAGAGCGGCGTCACCACGTCTTTCTTGTGGGCGAGCAGATTAAGCAAGGTTTCCTGGGGATAAATCTGATCGTCATTGACCAACCAGAACCATTCACAATCGCTTTTCAGGAACATCCGCGCCAGATCGTTCTGGAGGTTTGCAATATAGATCCCGAATAGGCGTTGCCGGATCGTATAGGGCGGACAGATGACGCGCTCAAAATTGCCCTCAAAGTCCGAGTAGCGGGCCAATTCACCGCATGGTATGGCGATAAAGACCTTTTCCGTCATCTTCTGGACGGCATCAATATCAATGTTCATAATTTTTGGATGGCATACTGATGGCCCACGACCAATGTTTTAATTTGAGAATTGAATATGCTGGTAAATGCATCAATGGCGATCTTTGGCCGATTCAGCAAGTCGGCATTGAGACTCCAAAGGTAATCATCGAATACGAGAACCCCGCCTGTTTTCAAAAGCGGCCAAGCCATCACCGCATCAGTCAGCGTATGATGGGCCTCGTGGCCCGCATCCACATAAACGAAGTCGAACGTGCCAGCATGTCCTCCCGAAATCAATTCCGCCATGCCCGACACCGTGTTACTGCGAAATGTCAGAACATGCTGCGATTCTTGTTTCGCAATCGCGACGTTCTCTTTGAATCTGGCGAATGCTCCAGTGATGACATCTTTAGCGATTGAATTAATGAATTCCGGGCTACCCTCCCAAGTATCAATGCAATAGAGCGACCCGGAACCCGAGAGCATATGGCGAAGCATCCAACATGCGGATGCTCCCTCGAATGAGCCCAACTCAAGGAACTTATCCCGGCCTGGAAGTAGCTCCATGAGCTGCTCCCAGACCGGAATATGTTGCTCAAACCAATTGACGCTAAACGTCTCGCACTTAGGCGCGGTCACAGTTTCGGTCTGCATACCGCACTCCTACGCGAGCACTTCTTCCCATGTCAGCGAGATTTCCGTTGCAGCGCCGGGGGCTGTGTCACCCGAAAGGAATAACATCGCGCCCGGTGGAACAATGACATCGCCGTCAAATTCGTCCACCAGCATTGGGAATACGGCAGCCGTGGTTGCCAGCGGAGCGCCCCATGATGCGCCGAACATGCGGAGCAATGTAGGAGCGCCGACGAGTGCGCAGGTCGAAATCACGCGCATCGGTGAATTGGAATTATTCGCCTGCCCTAGGAGTCGCCCAGAATTGACGTTGGTCGTAAACGTCGCCGTAGATAGTGGCGATGTTCCCGCCACATCTCCAGAGAGATTCACTTTAAAGCCCCACTGCAAGGCACAAACGGTGCCGGTCGCGCCAACAAATCCGACGCGGGCCTTGGTCGGTACGAGCAATTTGCCGGATGCCGGCGGGTTCAGGATGCCGAAGGTCTGTGTGGTGGAACCGGAGGTAGTCAAGGTGACACCACCAGTCGGCGTGCAATAGTGATACACGTTTCCACGATAGTTCGACGTGTAATACTTGCCATGAAGTTCAGAAACCAACTGCTCTCCCTGTTTGCCCATGAGGATGGCAACGGGAGAAATGGAATCCGGAATGCTTTGCGTTGGATTCGAAACGATACCTGTGTTCAGAGCCATTGTCGTTGTTTACCTTTCAAATAGAGTTGGATCGTCATACAGCACGTCGGCCCTTAACTTATCAGGGTCGTCCATGTCGGGAATTCCTCCGAATCCAGCCTGCAAAATCAGGGTCATGACGCGGAGTTCAGCAATGATCGCCTTGCCATATTCCATTAAGCCAAGGAGATATTGTTCCGTTGGGGCCGGTTGGCCGTAGAAGACGGGATTGCCCACCACCGTAAACGGTCGCTCGACAACCGCGCCGGAGGGACTCGTCAGCGTTGCATTATCGGCTCCGATGGTGCCGATGGAAAACACGGGTTGGATGTCCGTAAGATTCCAATTGGACCCATCGGCTAAATAAACCTGCTTCGTGTTGGCTTCGATGTACCAAGAGCCCGCAACTGGTTGAGGCTTGGTGTCCGTATCGAATAGACCGATATAAACCTGCGATTGCGAGGGAAGAAGTTGAACGTTGATAGGCGTTGTCATAATTTATCCTGGGAGCCTCGTCAGCCAGTTGAACCCGGACGGCCTGCCTTGCGCTCCTCCGGTGGTGTCAATCTTCGGTGGTGGTACGTTCACGCTCTGAATATCCGCCCTTGCCGCGCGTGCCATTGAAGTAATCCAGGCGATATCGGACTTCTTGGGGAATGATCCATAGAGCCATTCCGCAATGGTGAAGGTCAGCGCCGCATCGTAGCCATCAGCGAATGGGATTGGCGTGGTCAGATCGTCAGCGGAGACCTCTAAAAGCTGATCCCACCATGACAAATCGAGCTGATAGGTTGTCGCTGTCGGGAAACTCGGCCAAGGGCGCAGCGTCCCATTGAGCGTGCCGCCTCCGGGCCGAATGTAATACAGCGTATTCGGGAAGGTTGCCGGTAAGGCCGGAATCGTAATCAGCACCCACTGGTCTTGGTTGATAACGGCCAGAGGTAACTGCACATTCGGGCCGCTTAAACCCGTCATGACGATCTGAGCGGCTAAGATTGAGGCCGGAGCATTGCCGCGGGAGACAACGAAATCGGGAGTCGGCACGTTATCTGTTGCCCCGATCGTATAAGTCTGCTTCGCTGTGCCAAATGTGAATGCTTCTTCCCGGGTAAACGAGGAGAACCGCCGCCGCGTGTTCCACCTTCCAATGATCTTGTTATAAGTACGCCGGCACAGTTCCGTATCCTCGGCATTCGGTGCAGATTCCGCCGCACCGAGGATGCCGAGAACCCGCAAGGCGTCCCCAAACAAGTCAATTGGAGCCAGAAGTGGCATTAGGCTTCAACCACCTCGGGAGCTGCAGCACGAGGCTTGCGGCCGGGTTTCTTCCGAACCGTATTGGCGAGCACCTTATCCAGTTTCGTGAGTAATTCGCGATTCTGGGCTTCGAGTTCACGCACGCGAGCATCGGAACCCGGATTAAAGGAACCCGGGGCCGCGTCTTCATCCTGCGGCAGTCCGCCAATCCCTTCTTTCAGGTTGTGGATTTCGACGCCCAACTGACCGGCCAATGCGTCATTGTGGACGATCCGAGCCGCGATCAATTGCTGCTCAAGCCGCGTGATTTCCTTCGCTCGATAATTCGCGAAGTGATCAAAGTTGTAACCGCCCGACTCCGCTTTTCGGAGTTCTTCGGTACTGAATACCTTCAAGTCTCCCTTGGTCGGATGACTGACGACTTTCGGCCAATCCAGATGTTCATAATCGGTGGAATACTCCTTGCCGCCGTCTTGACGTGACTTGGTATATTCCTCTAACTCCCGTGGCGTGTGGCAGTAATGCACGTCCCCGCCTTTGAAGACGGGGACGGCTGGGAGTTGCCCTGAAAAGTTCTGTGCAACGTACTTTCCCATAAATCCTTTCTTAGTAAAGACAGGCGATTGGGCCTTGATCCGCCGTGAATGTCGTCGGTACGGTAGTGGCGGCCACGGTCCCAAATACGCTGGTTGTGACTCCAGCAACCAAGTTGTTAAATGTGGAAGCCGCGACCATGCGGAGGCCGTTCGCGTCTGCCGTGTCGTCTTGGAGTGCGACGACGTAATAAGCAGGGCCTACCACGAAGCGAGCCGCTGTAAAGGCGATCGCCTGAAAAGCATCATTTCCCGTTGCCGCGGTTCCGGCGACTGCGGAATTGCTCATGAGATTTCCGCCGCTATCCTTCAGAATGACAATCTTCTTGGACCCCGTATCTACGGCTGAACCGTTGAGCTGCGTAATGCCAGTGACCCACATGGTATAAGGCACAAAGATACTTGCCGTGTACTCGGAGGTCGTGGACGCCGTGATGCTGGTTCCGAACGATCCATAAGCCACAGAGCCTATCGGAACCGTGCAAGCTCCAATCAAATACGGCTGTCCGGGCGAATCCGGCAGCGTTCCGGCAACCCATTTGCCGCCATCGCAGTCAATGCTGTAGCCGTAGGAACCGCCCGCGCCCACCGGACCCGCCGTGACAAAGAACACAGGGAGGATCACGTTATTGGAGCGAGTACAGGAGCCCGTGGGCAGAGAACCCACGAAGGTTGCGCCTGTGACTCCGGCACCCACGGCAGGACTTCCGACCTGAGAACTGATCGTGCCAGTTGCCGGGTTGAACGTGCCAACAACACCGCAGATAATGGTCGCGCCCGAGGCGTGCGCTGAACCGAATCCCTGAATATTGCGCTGTATGGTTAATGTCGTTGAGGAAATCGACCGCAGGCGCATCAATTCCTGATCCACGAGGCAATCCACCTGCCCCACGGAGGCAGACGAGGCAACGATGCCCGTCGCACTGGAAACCGTGAGAACGCAGGTTGCGCCCTGGCAGTTATTCGGCGAAACCATTGCAGCGGAAAGGGTCGTGCGGACAGGCTGAGACTGTCCAAAACTGGGCGGCGCAATGACCAAAGCCAGCGCCACTGTCAAGAGAAGCGTTTTCATCCATCGAGTCATTTCAAAGTCTCCTTAAAGTGTATTGAGGGAGGCCGAAGCCTCCCCGCTGGTTGTCTTATGCCGCTGAACCAATCAAACATGCGCAACGATCCCCGTAGGCATTACCGAAGCCCACGAGAGAGTCAAAGCGGTTGATCCATCGACGTTCGACCGGATCAAAGGCGCGAACGAAGGCCATCGCCAGCCCTGTTTCCTCGTCCTGATGCTGCGCTGCGATCTCCACGCTGGATTCCTTCGGGTTCGCAATCTTAGCGCCCGCCATGAAGAACGCCTGATCGTTGAGGGCGACTCCGAGCACACCGGATTTCGCGGCCGCGTTCGAGATAGTCGTCCCCGGCCACATCGTCACTAACGCCTGATCTCCCGGCAGGGAATCCACGTTTTGATAAGGTGAACCGGGGCCGATGATGGACGGGTAGATGCTCAACGTCGCCGCTGAACTCGCTGCCGTCGTCGCTGCCATGACCTTGAACTGCTTCAAGCGGTTCGTACTCAACAGCGTCATGGGGTTGACGTTGTAGACTGAAGCAATGTTGAAGATATCGCCCGCCTTGAAGGTGTCGCCCGTGACGGCCACAATCAGAAGAGAAGATCCCGTCTGACCGGCGCCCGACACTTTAAGATTCGCCTGTGTCGCCCAAACGCCCGTAGTGAACGACCGCAGCGACATGGAGGTAAACCAGTCCGCATTGGCGTATTCACCGACATAGCCACGTTTCCACTGGCGGGAGATGTCCGCGCCGGGATTGAAGTAGGCAATCGACGCCGCGATGGCGTTTTCCTGCATCTGCGGGGTGACAAACATGCCGTACTTCTCGGAGGCATCAAGTCCAGCGTTTTCCCACAATCGCGTTGTGGCACCGCTGAAGGTCTGCATCGAGGTTGGCGTGGTGCCGAGTGCGCCCGTGACGTTGTTCGTATTCAGGAACACGAAGAGGGAGAAGCGCGATTCGGCTTCCTGCGCCATCTTCCTCATGGCCGGCATGAGGTACTGTTTCGAGATTTCCGATTCCGACCGCTCCAGCTTCAGAGCGCGTTCAAGCGAATCCCACTCGAAACCAATCTGCATCCACTGATCGAGCGTGATGTTCGTATTGATGCGGTTGATCGCCTGCGGATTGTAGGTCTGACCATCCGTCACCGTGAACAACTGTGGATACTTCACGCGGACGGTTTCGCCTACCGCAAATTCGCGATCAAATTCTTTCTCGTAATCCCAATTCGCATAACCCGTCAGGGCGAGCATGTTGGTCAGGAGGCGCAGGCATTCTGGCGCGACCCAATCGGTAAAGACATAACTTCCGGGAACTCCAGCCATGTGTTACTCCTTCATCGTCCGCGCCGTTGACGTAGATCCTGTTCATTACGAAGGCGGTTGTATTCCTTGGTCGCCCCCGGCACTTTGTTTTTGATGTTCTGCAAAGCGCGTTGAATCGGATCCTGTAACGGTTGGGCCGGTTCGTCTACCGTGACTTCGGCGGACGGACGGGCTGCGGATCGGATGAGTTCTTTAAAAGGTTTTACGGTGGCGGGAGCACCTTCGGCTTTCGCTGAAACCTTACCGACTTGCAACTTGGCAATTTCCGCCTTGGCGAGTGCCAGCTTCTCTCCATAGAGCATGGCGCGGTCAGGATCGGACTTCACCCACTTCATAAAGTCGGTGAACGTCGTGAATTGATGTTCACCGGGTATGTGCGTGAGCTCCGCAATCTTCGTTGCAACTTCGAGGTTCTTCCCTAACGCGTAACTCTTGAGAGCTCCATCCGGCAATGACTGGATATGCGCCATTGCGGCATAAGACACCGGAGTTTGTTCATTAAGGGCGACTTGATCGAAGTCCTTATAAGTCTTGCGGGCGTCCGATAATTGACCATTCCACTTCTCGGTGGATTGCTGAAACTGCTGGCGCTGCTGTTCGCCAGTAATGCGCTTGTCAAACTGGCGATTGATCCAAGCCGTATCGTCATCTTTCCACTTCTTAGCGTCGGTGTATTCTGTCGGGTCCGGTCGTGGGTCATCATTGGCAATCTGCGGCTGCTCTTTGACCGTGGCGGGGGCTGATGGCCCGCTTCCAGCGCGTTCACGCTCATATACTTCGAGCTTGGCCTTGGCTGCGATGAGGTCCCTTTCCAGAGACGACGCTTTTTCGCTGAGAGAACGGAAATTGCGGTCTTGTCGGGTTCGGGGTTGCTCCTGTGGTTGAGTACCGGGGCCTGGGGCCGGCTCAGTTTCCGCCGTTTTGTCGGCAGCAGGCGTAACTTTCGCTGAAACCTTACGCTGAATTGCTTCAGCCGCGTCCAGATCGCCGCTCAATTGATAGCGTTCTTTGGCTTTGCCGCTCAGGGCTTTCACTCGTGAGCCATAAGAGGGCGCTGCGGGCGTTTCCGGGGTTTCCGTGCTAATTTCGGGTGTTTCGACTGTCTCAACAGTCTCGACAGGCGCTATATCAACGACTTCTGTCGGTTGGTCTAAAACTTCGTCGCTCATTGGATTCCTTCGATAAATAGCTTCTTGTATTGCCGGTCTTCTTCCTCGCGCACAAACTCTTCAGGAGCATCAATGGCGAGTTGCCGATACCGGATATGCAACATTTCGTGAATGACGGTGGATCGCCGCGAGGCCGTATCTCCAACGGTGAACAGCCAGATTGCCGGTGGAATACTGTCGAAGTTGGTCACACCGAACGCGGGCTGATAAAAAGGCTGTTGATCGACGTGCTTTACGTCGAAATCCGCGATAATCTCCACCATGTCCTTAGCCGTCAAATCGTGCGTAGGATGATCCTGGGCGTGCGTTCGGCTCATGTAGGGGGAAATCATCAAGCCAATGATGAAACCGCATAGGAGGCGCTTCATTGGCGTTTCACGTCTTGCAAGATGGATGGATCGAACACGACAAAATTGCGCGTACCTTGGCCTGCGGTTCGTGAGCCTTGATCGAGGTACTTGATACCGGGTATGCCTGCCGCAGCAAGATTTTGAGTTCCAACCCGGTTGTCAATCGGAAGGTTGCTTACATGGTTGCCAATCTTGTCTATCGGCATTCTGTAGTACTGCTCTAATGCCTTCTGCACTTCCGGCGCTTGCTCACTCAGCGGCTTATCCCAGTCGAGCATTTTGGCAATGTGCTCGTCGGGAATTGTCACGTTATAGAGCTTGCCACCCAATTTCTGCTCGACGCTCTTCTTTACATCAGGACTTACGAACTGGCTGAAATCGTCCCAGTTCGCCGTGCCTGCATTGTCATATGCCCAATGTCGCTTGACCTGATCTACTAATTGATTTTCACTCAACCTTGCTTGATTTCGTCCAAGTGCAACGCGGCCCTGCGCATCCTTGTCGAGATTTTCATAAAGAGCTGATGCGACCTTCTGCGGATCTTGGAAATCCGAGAATTTTTGCTGATACATCTTGGCAACATCTGGATTCTCGGCAAAGTACAAGCCGTGCCCGTAAACCTGCGCCCCTTCCCCTGTCCCGATCTTTGAAGTGTCGAACTGATCGAACGTGTGCGGGCTGCCGTGGTAGGCCACCATCGCCCGCAGGATGCCCTTTGCCGCATCCGCTGACATCTCATCGAAGTTCATGCCGACCGCGGGGGCAATCAGCCTTCCCATCGTGTCGCGGTATTGGCGCAACTGATCCATCGTGGTCTGGGGGCGTAAGCCAGCGTCGGAAGGGATCGCATTCTGTATCGTGGTTGGCGCAGGTACAGTTTGGCTCATCGGTTGAACTGTGGGCGATGTACCGCTCGCCATCTGCGCGGATGTCATAGGCTGCGGCGCTGGCGTCGTCTTGGTCGTGCGGACAAATCTCTTCGCTGCCTCAGACACCTTTGTCATGTCCGAGCCTTCAGGAACATCAATAACGCCCAAATCGGGCCAATCAAGCACCGCCACCGACTTCCTCCACTTGATCCGCCTCGGGGTTGTACCGATGCGTTATCTGCATTTGCTGTTCGTGGTTGCGATCCAACGCGTTCTGATTCGCGTCCTGTTGGCCTTGCTGCGCCGCTAATCCTTGCTCATGCTGACGGTCCAGTTCGTTCTGTGTCGCTTCGTGATCGAGCGAGAACTTATCCATTAACATGCCGGAGATATGCTGAATTGCGCCGAGTTGCTGGTTAATGTTCTCGATGCTCTCCTTGACGCTGGCATTAATAACCGCCACGTCGATGTCCTTTTGCAGTTTCAGCGTCTCGATGTCCTTCTGCGCGGTCAACTTCTGCGTCTCGGCCTTCTTGTCGAACAAGAGTTGATCGCGCTCCTGCGTCAGTTGCTCAGCATGGGCATTGAGTGCCTTGAGGGCCATTCCGGCTTGCTGTTGCATCGCCTGGAGCATGGCGGGGGACACATTCTGATCCTGGCCCTGGCGCGCCTGTTGCATCTGTGGCGGCTGCATCGCCTCAACCATCTTCGCCAGGTCATCGCCGTAAGGTCCGAGCCCCTTCATGCGGATGAGATCCGGCAGGACGGCCAACATGATCGTGGGGTCTTTGATGGATGAGAGCATGGACTCGGCAAAGTCCGATTGTTCTTCCTGAAGCGACTGGTAATATTTGGCGCTCGAGATGACGACTTCATGCCGACCGAGTTGCGAATAGTGATTGGCCTGGATCTGCTGCGTCGAGTAATTGCCTTTTACATCGCGCAACCCAACTTCCCGTTGCGTATTCTCGATCTTGGGTAAAAGTCGGTTGATGATCCGATACTGACGGAGTTGCTGATTGCGTAGGGAATTATGGTAATGATAGGTCCCTACGTTCATATCGTCTTGAAGTTCCTGCAATGCTTTGCCGGACTTCGCGGCCTTATCCTTACGCTCCGAGGAGGAGATGCCGAGCGCGTTCTGAATCGAGATCATCAACGACTGTTTGAGCTCAAGTAGGGCGGCGATCTGAGGTTCTGCGCGGACCAATTCAGGATGGGGGAGCGGGTCCTGTGCGCCTCCGGCATCCTCAGTGAAGGCCTTAACTTCACCGAAGGCGGCAGGCTCCCGATGGACGCGCTTCCAATCTGTTGAGGTGTCAAACTGGCCCTCATAGCCTAGCCAGAGGAATTTCGGGACTCGCGCCGTCTCTTCCTGAATGGACGAAATGCAGAGATCGTACAACAACTGACCCGTTCGCGCCTTCCGGGTCTGTGAGTCGATTACCCGCTGGCCGTTCTCGTACTTGACCCGGCCCGTGACCACCATAATTGGGATTTCTTCATCATCCCAATCGAGCTCATCGAGGACTTCAATGCCATTTGTGGTGCATTTGACGACTTTAGGAACCTGGCGCTTGGATTCCTTGATGATCGGGAAGCTGCGGCCATCCTGATATTCAGGAAACACATCAGCGGCAATGTGCACAGCCTTGCCTTTGCGCTTCAGCATCGGCAAGGGATAATTCAGCGCGTCTTCTTCATTGCGAGCGTCGTAAATCTTGCCTTCGTACTCAAAGATGCTCCAACCCTCGTCTGTTCCATCATCGAGTAGGAGCAACTTGCCGGATTTCTTCGTGACTTCCCAAAACTCCGCAATCTGCACCGTCTTGGCGTCAATCCAATTGGTGTATTCGCCGTTGCCCAGGAATCCCTCGAAACTCTTAACCTGCGCGTTGGGGTATTTGTCGCGAAATTCATCATGACCGAGGCGTGATGTCTTGAAAGCCCCCGCCATGTCGGACCAATCGGGCTTTTTCGCTAGCGGGTCAATCAGGACCGTCTTGGGGTCCTGAATCGAGATAATCTTGATTACCTTTTCCCATGAAAATGGCGAAGCGTAGTCGGTTGCAAGCTCCCAATTGCCTAGCGAGCAATTCACCGCGGTGGCTCCCGCGGTCAAGTAAGCGTGTTGCCCGTTCTGTTCGTACTCAATCTGCCGGATGCGATTCTCGACGAACTCCGCAGTCTTCTCATCCGCGCCATCACCTTCCGGCTGCACGTCAATCCCTTGCGGGTTCATCTCAAGCTGGTTGATGGTCTGATTGTTGAACTGAGTTATCACGTCCTCATGGAGACAAGGCCGCTCATTGCCGGGAGTCTCGCGCACCTTGCGCTCTTTATCCGGCCAGGGCCCAGCCATCGAGAGGCACTTCATATCCGCGTCAAGCTGTTCCCAGATCGGTCCCCATGCCGTCTTATAACGGTCAAAGGTCTTGCGGATGCGATCTGGCCGCGACTCGTCCGCGGCTTTCTCATCCTTTCGGGTTGGGTCTTTTCGGCTCAGGATCGGCCTTTCATGTTCGACATGGACTTGCCAGTCTTCCCAAGTACGCGATTCGCCTTGGCATCAATCTCGGCTTTCTGTCCTGCTGATAGTCGGCCCGCGTGTTCCTGTTGTGAGGCTCGAGCCTTTGCATTCGCCGCGTGCGACTTATCCGGCATCGGATATTTGCGCTGGCCGGGAAGTCCGAACTTCGAAGACGGGATAGCATTGCGCTGAGCGGCGTGCAGTTTCGCCATCAGTTCACCATCTCGTGTTTCGGAGACTCGCCAACTTCTTCCGCGTCCTCATTCATGCGCCGCACTTTCTCATGCTTATGCGCGTTCACCACTTCCAGGTGCTTCTCAGCCGCTTCTTCCTGGGTATCTGCGCCCAGTCTCACCACCTTGTTCGGGTAATCCTGAGAAGGCGCGGCCATGTGCTGCATCTTCTTGCCATCCGGCATTGGTGGGCGGTGGACTAGATGCGCCTCGACGGTGTATGTGCCATCATCGTTGGGGATCGTCTCGACGTGATGCAGTTTGGTGTGTGCGGCCTTGCGGTAGCTCACAGAGCGCGTCCAGCACGCTCCGCATTGTCAAGCGCCGTCTTGCCGTATTGTGCTTCGACTTGTCCCTGCAAAGTGTTCATTTACCCCTCATTTTCGACATTGATTTACCAGTTTTCTTAATAACTCCATTAGCCTCGCGAATCGCTTCGCCTTCGGACAGGCCGCGCGATAGCCCAGAATTCGCAACATCTGACCATTGACGCTGCTTCTTAGGCGTAGACGCTCGCTTATCATGTCGTTTGGCGTCACTTGCACCCCATGGCATTAACGCGGCTCCCGAATCTTGCCGCTGAAGTGCGACTTAGGCCCGTAGTGGCGAATCATGACTGGCGGTATTGGCGTTTTCTTCATACTTGACTCGTGAACCAAAAGAAAAAGCCCTTCGAATCCCGCTCGTAACGAGTTCGAAGGGCTTTGTTTCTTCTCTTGGTTGTTACCGTCGCTGGCCGGCGCGGTACAAATGGATTAAATGGCTATGGCTTCAATATCACCCCTGGCTGAATAATCTCACTCGGCCTCTGCGGCACGAATCGCTTGATAAAAGGGGCCATGAATGCAAATAATGCCTGCCGCTTCGCCATATCCGGCTCCTGTTTCAAAACCATGTCCAATTGCTCTTGAGAGGCCAACTGTTCGGCAACCTTGCTCGTGCCGTCATAAGAACAGAGCGGACAGATTGGCTTATCTTCGGCCCATACCGACTTATAGCAATTCGGGCAAACCCATTGCAGAGGGATACTCATTCCAGCACACACTGTATCATCGACTCATTGATGATCCGATAGTTCTTGTCCGGCCATTGCGTCCCCGTCTTGCCACCCAGGAAGTAAAACATCACCTTTTCCCCAGGCTTCACATCGCAGGGCCGTAGCGTCTCGCCCCATACCTTCGTCGGGTTCATCAATTCATTGTTTGGACGCCGCTCAGCGCGTGATCCAGGCCCAACCGCAATCACTTCACCACGCCAGAGTTCATAGGGTTCACGCTTGGCAGTCTCGGGAATGATGAGGCTGTGACAGTGGCGTTCGGGTTCTAAGAGGCGGATGAGGACGTTACCGCCAGTGAGGCGGATATTGGCGGCAGCGCATTGGCTAACCACACTTCTCATCACTTTGCGACCCACTTCCGCCATGAGCTCGGGTGTAAATGCAGTATCGAGACTGAGCATGGGACGTTCGGCCTTTCGCCGCGCCTTAATCTCCGTCGCTGTCCACTGCTTCTCAGTGGCTCCCAAGTGTGCGTTATGGGTCATATCGGCAAACCGCCTTCTTGACAGAGGAAGCAATTACACAATTTCGCTCCCAAAGGCCGCACATCCTTGACTAAAGTGGCGAGAACCTGAACCGGCTTAAACTCCGCAAGCAGCTCTTTCTTGATCGCGCCTTCAATCTCGCGCTCCTCTGGAATGCTCAATTCTCCTTGCCAATAGGCTTCCATCAGTCTGCGAAAGCTGCCGTGTTTGGTCAGGAGTTCGGTCATGTTCGGCTGCCGGTTGATCCGCTCAGCCGGCAAAGCGTGCGAAGGAGGAGAAATCAAACAAACGAAGCGTACTACGCTCTGGTTATACGCCTCTCCTTACAAAGTAGAGTAGTACATTTTAAGACCACGCCGACACCACGCTTGATCCCCTCTCCAGGCGCTTCCGCTCGCGCTCTTTCTTGGCCTGATTGGAGCGCACTGCGGCGTAGAACGTCAGGCCCAGAGCATCCCCGTCATCGGTCGAATGCCCGATGCGCTTGATAATGGCCTCCTTGGGCTCCAGCGTTAATGGCAGGTGTTTAATAACCTGCGGCGCCGTCAAATCTTCGGATAGTTCCACGGAACGGTCAATGGAGCCGCGCTCTAAGAACTCTTTGCATCGGGCCCAGATCATCGAGCGCACGTTTCGATATCTGGGGTCTATGCTGTCCGCCATGAAATTCACTTCCACGATGTTCTTGAACCCCAGCTCGCGTAACCGGACGGCGATAGGTCCAGCAATGCCCGCGGAGTCCATGAACAGCATTTCAACTTTCCGGCCGTTGTGTTCCTTGTCTAGAACTTCACTCAAGACGCCCACCATTGCCTCCGGCTTGCGTGTCTGTTCTCCTGGTATGCGAATGGGCGGAATGCTCTTGGCGTCCAATCCTCGTCGAAATCTGACGGTATTGTAATCATCACCGCCCCATGCGAAATCCACACCGCACACGAGCGGGTCATCGCTCAATGGGGTAATGAGGCGCTTCTGTGCGCCCATGACAAGATCGTCACTGATGAACTGAGAGGCTGCGGCACGAGGAGCCAACCCACGAACGCGGACGCGCACGAAGTCCGAGTCTTCGCCATAAGCGTCAATCCACTCCTGAATCTCTTCTTTGTTCGTGAAGGGGCAGTCTCGCGAGTCGATGCGAATAATGATCCAGTCTCCCGGTTCCTGGTTCTTCATGACTCGGGCGAACTTGCCTAACGGCTGCGTCGGGTTGCCAAAGAGCAATTGAATCGGCATCCCGTCAGTCATGCCGCCATCCTCAACCTGGAAGATCACGTCTGGGATGGTTGAGCACTCGTCGTTGATGTAGTACGAAATGGAGTTGGCCGCGTGTTGTCCGGCAAATGCTTCTGAGTTCTCCTCTGAGCATGTCTGAGCGCCGAGAAACCACTCATCCCGCGCTTCCGGTCTGTAAATCAACTCCGATGTAGCCTCGAACCAATGCGAGGTAATCGAGAGTTTTTGCCACTTTCGGATATTGGCCCATGTCTTGCGGGCGAGCTGCGTGAATGTATTGGCGGTCGCAGTGCCTTGCGAGTCCGGCCAGCATGACCGAATCCAGTCTGCAATCATCCCGATACACGCCGACTTGCCGATACCATGACCAGAACAGACGGCAATCCGAATAGGTCGAACAGGGTGAATCCCATCAAAGCGCCGCTTCTTGACGGCCTCTGTGAGCTTGCCAAGGATCTGAGTCTGACATGGACACGGGCCGGTATGATGCTCCAAGCTCGTGCCTTTGCTGCCCCAAGGAAAGGCAATTTGGACATACCCGAGCGGATCGTACTTGTAACGAGCAACGAGGCTGGCGAGCTGAATGTCAGGATGGTTTGCTGCTTCGGGACTCAATCAATTTCTCCTCGCGCACTAATGCTTCCTGAATCTTGGAGCGTATCTCCTGGTGAATATGCACGTTAATGTCCTGCTGGATCTGCACTTGCTCGCTAGGCTTATCCAATGCCCGATTCATGAGATCTGTGAACGCCTGCACGCTCGGGTCTTTCGTGAAGATCCAGTAGTATGAGCCTTCATCACCACAGTTCAGCGCAGTCTCAATGGCCTTCGGGTCTTCAATCCGCATGAATTGCTTTGTCTTCTCATCACGTAGAAAGAAGTGCTGAATGCCTTTGGCGTTGGCAATCTGCGCCTTCGTCATAGCTTCCATTTCACGAGTGACGATCTGACGCAAGCATTCGCGTGCAGCTTCCTTGCTCAGCGTTGAGGCGTGCTTGCTGCCCTTCTTCGGTCCCGTGTTTTTCCGTGCTCCGCCTCTCATAAATTCAATTAATTCAAACGTCAGTTTTCGGCGCAAATAGGCAACGGCAGTGTTTACAAATATGCGCGCCGTTAATCGTCACGAATGACGCGAATCGATGAGCACTGGCGTGATGGTAGCTTTGCGGCACGCCGCAAATACCGCAATTCATGCCATATTCAATCACCGCTTCATGCTCACCCTGCAAGCAGGCTCGCATTTGCTCGTCCCATCTCACCCTGTCTTCTAGTCGCGCGAGTCTCTGATCTTCAGTCAATGCTTGCTCTTTAGCCAATTCTCCTCCTAAATCCGCTTGTACAGCAAATCCCTTGCCGCTGCAATGGCTTCTTGCTGATAACCACGTTCATACCACTGAAATACCGTCGTATTCGATCCTGTTAAGGTGCTGATGGTCTGAGACGGCAATTGCATCACAGTGGCTATTTCTTTGACTCTCAGATGGAAATGAAATCGCAGGGCCTGAATAACAGCAGCCCTACAGGCTGGCGTGTCTTGATAGACGCGCTTGCTCAAATGCTTCCAATCATTTCGATAAAGCAATCCAGAGAGTCGCACCAGAAGGCCCGAGCGCCCGCCGCCTGGCAATCGTTCAACCAAGCAATTTGAAAGTCGCTCGGTTCGCATCCTGGCCTTTTTACCTCGCACTCCCAATGCGTGCCATTTTTAATGCCCCAGAGGTCCGACATGCCACGAGTGCCGAGCTTGACGTATCTGCCGCCGTTGAGCTTCTGAACGCCCGCCACGTTGCGACGTTGCACGAATAGCCGGTGAGCCTTGCAATAATCGAGAATGGCTCGCTGTATATCTTTTTCGAGAACTTTCATCTGCATCTTCCGCAGCGCCGGCCGGGCCGCTTCAACGGTTGGCCGCAGCACTCACACAAGCGCGTCTGATAAATATATTTCTTCAGCTTGGAATTCCACCGACGACTCATCTGTAAAAGACTCCTGGTTTAGACTTTGACCACTTTGGCCACGCTTTCGGTAAGCTTACGGCGTCGCCGGCCGTACAAGAACACCGAAACAGCGTGCGATATTCACCCGGGCCCATCTTCAGGCCAGTCGAGGCGCAGCTTTGCTGATATGGCAAGATCTGCGTCAGTGCGTGCGCCTCCTTGCGTTCATCATTGCGGACCTCGGCAGTTGCAAGCCACACCACACACAGGCGTCCTTCGCCTCGACACAGCTTACAATCGGTGGGTTCCCAGTGGTGCTGTTGATAGGCTGTGCGGTCAATTGCGCTATAGCCAAGCTTTTCAGCCGCTTTCGCGATATCCGCCGGACTTGGGAATGTGCGGCATTCATCGATCAGCGCATTGAGCATCTGGATCAATTGCTCAGGCGAAAATCGCCGCAATCGCTCACGGTAAACCGCTAACCGTGAAGGGTTTTGTTGCCTTCCGAGAACCGTTTGCAATTCATCGAGAAAAATATCAGCATTCATGATGCGCCTCCGTAAATCGCTAAACGCTTTGCTTCCGCTGCATCTCGTTCGTCTTCGATCGTGATGTACTCATCATCCCAACGCTTTTGATTCAGCCATGTAGCGGGATTCGGAATGAATCGCCCATTCTCTTCGAGCCACTTTGTCGTTGCTCGAGCTCGCGCTAAAACTGCCTCGATTCTCTCAACCCCGGGATGCCCGTTTTTCTTCCATGCCTTCTGCGCTTCCCCTTTGCCCACTTTTTTCGGGTATGCCTTCCAGAACCGTTCGAACTCGCTCGCACCTGTCGCAATTGCGTCACTACCGCGGGGGACTACAGGGGGATTCTGTCTCTGTTCTGTATCTGTCTCTGTATACCGTAACGATGTCACGTCACTGTTACCGTCACTGTGACGCAACCGGTGACGCCTCATGCGTTCCGCACTTCCTGTCACATTGAATTGACGACCGTTCCAATTGTGCGGAGAAAGTACCCCGTCACTTTCATCGAGAAGTTCGGCGTCTTTCAGTTCGTCCGTAATCGCTTTTGCCCGTACTTCAGTGACGCGTAGCGAGTAGGCGATAGCCTTCATTTCAGGCAGAACGCCATTGTTCTTAGAGGCGAGGCACATGCAATTCACCCAGGCTCGGAAGAGGATGAGTGGCAGCATCTGCACCTTGGGATCGTCCACAACTTCGCTGTACATTCGAAACCATTGGCTCAATCCTTGTCCTCTTTCTATAGGGTCACGATCTGGGGCATGGTTTCGGGTTTCACTTTTCCAACTCTGCTAAAACTTCTGAAACAACGCAGCCCTCACATTTGCCGGTGATGAAATCGATAGTTGCGCATGAATGTGCTTGATGGAGTGCCGCTATCGCCCGAGAGAGCCGGGATTTCAATTCGGCAATTTTCTGAATGTCTTCTGCGTGATATCGCTCGCATTCGTGCTGTAGAAACTTCCGCTCGCCAATTGCCAGATCAGCAGCGGCTTTCAAGGCGTCACAATCCGCCGAGCGATCCGTCAACAATTGCCGCAGTCGTGCATTCTCCTCGGTCAGCGCCTGAGATGCGGCGACGAATGCCAGTCCTGCCAGCTCTTTGCGCTTATCGAACCACGGCACATCGGAAGTGTCAGGATCGATGAAGCGCCCCTCTTCTTCCCACCAATTCTCGAAAAGCATGGTGTTCCTGCCGGTCTCACAGTCATCTTCTGAGTGCCCAACTACCTGCGAACCACATTCAACGCATACATAGCCCTTGGTCATCGCGCAACTCCCTCTGCTTTCTTGATGGCGTGCCTGACCATCTCCCTTGTGGTTTCAAAGCAATCGTTCTCATCGCACAGCTCTAGTATTTTCTTGCACGCCTCCAGTAAATCCGGCGCGGCCGCGATTAGGCGGGTATTGGCCACAACAGTTTTCGGCTCATGCGATACCTCAGTCCAAATATCGGCGATGACGCCGCCGCCGCGTGTACATACGGTTAAAGTCTCTTCGTTTGCGATCCACGGCCCTTCTGTGTGTTTGCTCATCTTTAACCTTTCTTAGATTCTTCGATTATTAAATCGTTGCTGCACGGCGCGCCGCACCATGGGCAGGAGTAATGCGTCGAATGGTCGTTCCACGCATGATTGCAGCCCGTACAAACGTGATCGTAAGTCGGCTTATCAGGTCTATCCATTATCCCTCCAACTCTCCGGCCCATGTCAGATCGTCCGGACGCGTTGCTTCACTTGTGGTTCCTATGCGCGGGATCACATGATGATCATTGCCGTCTAGCTTCTGGGCGTGATAGCGGACAAAGATGAATCTTTCATTCCAAGACGTAATGTGCCCCCACTCCGTCAGGCCGCGCGAGCGATAGCACACCTCGCGAACTTTATCGGCCTCTGTCAATTTCCCTATTTCGATCATTACCCCTCCAACTCTTTCAAAACATCACCTGCTTGATCCCAACGCTCTTGGCCTAAGTCACAATCGAGGAGTGCATGGAGTGCCGCTATCGCCCGAGAGAGACGGTGGCGATAGACAAGATGTAATTCGCAGGACGGACAATTGCAGTGAGGCTCCGGACCTGTCTGCTGATGCTTGCGATCAATCATGAATACCGCCGCATTGTCTTCGCGCTGGTTCGTCATGTCAGCCAGTTCAGCCCGCAGTCGTGCATTCTCCTCAGTCATCGCTTTCAGTTTTCGAGCAATTTCATATGGCATCTCTCGAAAATCCAACGGCGTTGGTTCCTCCGGCGTATGAAGTCCAGCATCTACCGCCGCCCCAAGGATTGCCCCGCGTAGTTCAAGTCGCTCATGTTCGAGATGCTGAGCTCTGGTGAGTCTGTTCATTCGCGATTCTCCTGTGTCCCTTTTTGCGGTAAACTCCACGCCCCATGGGACTGAAAAAGCGGGAGTCGGGATACTGGCATTTCGAGTTCATCTACAAGAAAAAGAGGCACCAGGGATCGACCGGGCAGAAGAACCGAAACAAAGCGGTCCTTGCCCTGGCCGCGATCCGCTCCAATGCCGCCTTGGAACATCTGGGCATTGCCCCGCCACGAGCCTCCCCGCCGTTCCGTGACTTCATGGAGCTCCGCTTCCTGCCGCACGTCCGCCAGCATGCTAAGAAGCCATGCACGGTGGAGTTCTACGAATCGCGCACCTTGAGGCTTCTGGACTTCTTTGCGGCTTATCGGCTGTCGGATATCGACGAAGACCTGATTAGCAAATACACGACACAGCGGGCTTTCATGAAAAGGCGAGCCCGCTGGAGGCTTAGCCAAGCAGGGGCAAAACAACGACCCAGGAACGGCGCGAATACAGCCAGCCTCAGTATGATGCAGCCACAGATGCCCGCAGATGCACAAGGTATCAGCGCTGGCACCATCAACCGCGAACTGGCAACCCTGAGACGTGCCCTCGGATTGGCGTATGAGTGGAAATTGATTCCCCGGCTTCCCAAGATTCGACGGCTTCCTGGAGAGAAGGGCCGCGAGTTTGTACTCACCGGGGAAATGGAAACCGCCTATCTTGCTGCGATTGATTACCCGCTGCGACAGGCGGCTATTTTGATGCTGGATTTGGGATTGAGGCCGGAAGAGTGCGTCAGTTTGCGGAAGACGGATATCAATACTGCTACAGCAACAGCCGGAAACGAGGCAATAGGAATAGCCAGTCCACGAACTCCACGAATGATCGATCTCGCGATGTCCGCAAGTGCAGATTCGCTTACCGTGCGTTCCGGCAAAACCGCCAATGCCGCCCGCTCTCTCCCGCTGACCGACCGCGCCCGTGAAGTGATTGACCTGCTGTGCAAGTTGTGGCCGGATAGCGAGTGGCTTTTCCCCGGGTGGAAGAAAGGCTCGCACCTGACGCGGGCGCATCTCGATCATCTCCACCAAGCGGCTCGAGCGAAGAACGGCTGGCCGTTGCAGTTTGTGCTTTACAGCTGCCGGCACACTTACGCGACAAGGCTCGCTGAGAGTGGTGCTAATAACCTTGAAATCATGCGCCTGATGGGCCACTCCAGCATTACTGTGTCGCAGCGATATATTCACTTGTCCGCACAGCATTTGATGGTTGCGGCGAAGAGGGCTGAGAACTTTTCCAAAATGTTGCGGGGTGAAGAAGTTCATTCGGATACCTCGCCCGTGTCAAAGGAGTGAGGCTCGCCGCGTAGCTTCTTGCCATATTCCTCAGCGCGACGACAAACGAAATTGAGCATTTCCTGCTGGATCTTTTCGACCTGCGCGACGGTGGCAAAGTTATGGTCCTTAAATAGACTCTCAATATCCGGCTGCTCGAGGTTGAACCATTCACCCTTTCCGCGTTTCTCTTTAAATAGAAGATGTAGCCTTGCTTCCACACCCAAGGCGTCAAGATCAAAAATCATCCCTATGATTTCAATGGGATAGGGAGAGCCTTGCGAAACCCACTGGATTCGCGCAAAAGGGTCCTCACCGAAAGTCATGCCGATCTTTACGGGGCCATCCTTAATGCGAATGGCATAGACCCATCCCGCTCCCGTTTCTCTGGACGCCTTACTTCTCTCGATCTTGCGAGTCATCTTTGCCGAACGAGGCTTCTTGCTTTCCTCCATACGTAATCTCATTTCAGCGGCTCGCCGGTCTAACGTCTTATCCATTTCGTTATCGCAGCCCCTTCTAAATCGGCTATAGTGAAAACGTCATCCACAACTGGCGTGGGTTTGAGGGTCGAAGGTAATTGGTCAATCACTACACTTACGGCTCTTTTCGTTATTGGTCGTCATGAGTTGGTTACAGTCGTTTCAACCAC